CCAGGCCGTGATCGCCCAGCCGTTCGAAAACCGCCACCTGCTGGAGCGGATTCCGGATTTCTACGAGCGGCTGCGGCGCAGCTACGACGAGAAGTTCTTTCGGCAGGAGGTGCTGGGCGAGTACGTGAATTCCAGCGGGGGACGGGTCTATGACCAGTTCGACCGCAAACTGCACCTGGCGGAGGTGGGTGTGGACAAGAGCATGCCGCTGCTCTGGGCGCTGGACTTCAACGTCGATCCGATGTGTTCGGTTGTGGCGCAGGTATCCGGTGAGAACGTGCGCGTGCTGGACGAGATCGTGCTGAGCCGGGCCACGACGCGCCAAGCCTGCGAGGAATTCCACGCGCGGTATCCATCGCATGCGGCCGGGGTGGTGGTTTATGGAGATGCGTCGGGCGGTCGAATGCAGACGACCGGAAGCTCAGACTACCAGATCATTCAGAGTTACTTCCGGGAGGCCGGCTACGATCGATGCACTTACAAGGTGCCGAAAGCCAATCCCGCGGTGCGGGACCGGGTAATGCTGTTTAACGCGAAGCTAAGGACGGCGTCCGGAGAGATCCACCTTCTGATCGACCGCAAGTGCAAAGGACTGGCAAAGGACCTGGAGCAGGTGGCCTACAAGACCGACAGCACGGTGATCGACAAGGAGCGAGATCCGCGACTGACGCATCTTTCCGACGCACTGGGTTACCTGATCTGGCAGGAATGCCGGGGGCTGCCGCAGGTTGGGCACAGAGACCAGAGGCTGATTTGAGCCTGGAGCAAAGGAGTTGGCAACGGTGAAGGAGATTGAACGCGAACATCCGGAGTATGCGGCCAGGAAGGCGACATGGCGGATGTACCGGGACCTGTACGCCGGGGGAATGCAACTGAAGGCCAACGCCGCGGAGTACCTGATCCGGAGGCAGAAAGAGCCCGCAGACGTGTACGGCGAGCGGTTGAGCCGTGTCTTCTACGAGAACTACATTGGCTCGATCATCGACTGGTACGCGGCGACCGTGTTCCGGCGGGAGCCGCTGCTGACGGTGGACGGCATCAACCAGGGCGGACGGCAGTTCTTCTCGGAGTTCGTCGAGGACTGCGATCTGAAAGGCACCGCGCTGACGGACTTCTTCCGGCGGCGGCTGGTGGATGCGCTGGTATACGGCAAAGGCTACATGCTGGTCGATTTCCCGCAGACGCACAGCCGTCCCAGCACGCGGGCGGAGGAAGAGGCGGTGGGAGCCTCCCGGGCGTACCTGGTGGAGTGCTCGGCAGAGGACCTGGTCAACTGGAGCACTGACGACCGGGGCAACTACGACTGGATCGTGTTGCGCGAAACGCTCCAGCGCAAGGAGCGCGTGGACAGCCCGACCTGGACCAAAGAGACGCGGTGGCGCTACTACGATCGCCAACGGTTTCGGATCTGGCGGCGCGTGGAAGGCGCGACGCGGGGAGGAGAACCCGAGCTGGTGGCGGAGGGCCCGCACGCGCTGTCCAAGCAGTCGAGGGTACCGCTGTTCGACCTGACCGTGTCGGACGGGATGTGGCTGATGAACAAGGCCGGCCTTGTTCAACTGGAGCACTTCAATAAGTCGAACGCGCTGGCCTGGGCCCTGACGATGGGGCTTTTCGCGACTCCGGTGGTCTACTCGGACCGGACGTGGAACCAGATCGTCGGCGAATCCTACTACATCCAACTGGGACCGGATGACAAGTTCGGCTGGACGGAGCCGGAGGGCAAGGTCTACCAGATCGCCGCAGAGAACCTGACACGACTCAAAGAGGAGATCTACCGGGTCAGCTACTTGTTGACGCAGGCCGGCGGGCTGACATCGAGCGGCTCCACCCAGTCGGGATTGAGCAAACAGCGGGACTTCGCCATCACGCAGGAGGTCCTGCGGGCATACGGGGACGCCGTCAAGGATTCGATGAAGAGAGTCCTCAGGGCGATAGAGGGAGCGAGGGAGGATGGCCTGACAATCGACGTCTCCGGGCTGGACGAGTTCGACATCGGCGACTTCAGCGATGAACTGGACGACGCCGAGAGGCTGCTGAACGTCGGCGTCAAGTCCAAGACGTTGCGGCGGGAAGTGTTCAAGAGACTCGCGTTCAAATACCTCTGCGACATGCGGCAGGGAGTCAAGGACCAGATCGCGACAGAAATCGACCGGTGGTTGGACGGCGAGGAGAACTAGGACAGGAGGGAAGGATGGAAGAAGTGAAGGCGGAGAAGCACGAGGGCGCGGCGGCAGACGCGGGGATTCGGGGGATCATCCGCGAGGCGATCCAGGAGTTCATCGCGACCGAACAGACCAAGGCCGAGCCGGCGTACAAAGCGGAGTTGATCGAGGAGCGCCAGCGGCGGGAGCAGTTGGAGCGACGGGTTAACGAACTCAGGCGGCCGAAGAGGCGGAGCGGAACTCAACGATCCGATCGGAGTTGCAGCGGCTGGGCGTGGCAAAGGTCGATCTGGCGTTCCGGGCGGTCAAGGAGGACGTCGTGCGGACCGACGACGGGCGACTGGTGGCCCGGAGTTCCCAGGGGGAGGTTCCCCTGAAAGACTATCTCACACAGTTTGTCACGGATAATCCGGAGCTGTTGCCAGCGCGGATTTCCGGGGGAAGCGGCGCATCGCCGGTTCAGCGGTCCGCGCCGACGAGCAGTGGGGTCGAGATCGAGAAGATCCGGCCGGGGATGAGCGCGGAGGAGCTTGACGCGGTGCGGCGGGAGATCGCACGGATCGCGTCGCAATCGATGCGGTGAATCTGATCCGGAATCGCCGGAACCGTTCCGCATCGGAGTCAAGAGACGGAGAGAGAAGAGGAGAGACAGATGGCAGCTATTACATCAAGCAACCTGGCGAACGCGATCGTCAAGCTGGTGGCCGCTGACGCCTTGCCAGCCTTAATGGGGAACCTGGTGATGGGGAACCTGGTGAATCGCGATTTCGAACCGACGCTGGCGCAGGCGGGCGACACGGTGAACGTGCCGATTCCGCCGGTGCTGACGGCCAACAACATCGCCGAGGGCGGGTCGGTCACCACGCAGAACCCGAACCTGGGGAATGCGCAGATCGTGCTGAACACGCACGCCGAAGCGACGTTCCAGATTCCGGACGTCACAAAGGTGCTGGCGGTCCCGGACCTGTTGTCGCTGTACATGCAGCCGGCCGTGGTGGCGCTGGCGGAGAAGATCGAGACCGATCTGCTGGCGCTGTATTCGCAGTTCACGTCGAATTCGCCGGTTGGCGGGGCGGGCGTGGCCCTGACCGAATCGACCATCGATTCGGCCGAGACGACGCTGTTCCAGGCGAAGGTTCCGACGAGCCAGCCGAAGTACCTGGTGGTGGATCCGACCGCCTACTCGCAACTGCGGCAGATCACGCGCTTCAGCGAGTACAGCAGCGCCGGAGAGGCCGGGCTGCGCGCGCTGATCGACGGGGCGGTGGGGAAGATCAAGGACTTCTTCGTGTTCCGTTCGCAGTTCGTCGCCAAGACCGGTTCCAGCCCGGTTTCGACCCACAACCTGGCGTTCGCCAAGGATGCGATCGGACTGGTGGTCCGGCGACTGCCGCAGCCCCTGCCGGGGACCGGCGCCGTGGCCGAGTACGCGGAACTGGGGAACTTCGGGATGCGGGTCCTGATGACCTACCAGCCGAACACCCTCGCGCAGCAGTTCACCGTGGACGTGCTGTACGGCTGCGCGGTGCTGCGCAACGCCGCCGCCGTGCGGGTGACCAGCTAGGCGGACCGGAAACCAGAGGGGCTGGGCAGCCCGTCAGGGCCGCCCTGGGTTGAGCGGCGGCGGGAGAGGGCTCCCGCCGCTCGCTTCAAGGAAAGGATCGCAGAATGGACGTGAAGATCTACTACCAGAAACTGCGGCAGATCGAAGCAGGCATAACCGACAAGGAAGTGGTCGTGGTCAGCCTGGAGACGCCGGACGGCGGGAAGCCGGACGTCAAGACCGAGGTGACGCGAGCCGCCGCCGCCAAGCTGATTGTGGAGAACCGGGCGCGGCTTGCCACCGAGGAAGAGGCGACCGCGTACCGTGCGGCGGTGGCCGAAGCCAAGCGGGCGGCCGATCAACTGGCGGCAGCGAACCGGATGCAATTCACGGTGCTCTCTGAAGCAGACCTGAAGCTGCTGAAAGGGCAGACCCGCGGCCAGAAATCGTGAGCAAAAGACCATGGCGCTCTTTACCGATGGGAATATTTCGACTCTCTCGGATCTTCAGGATCAGGAGACGGGCATTCTGGACGTGGCCTCCAGCGAGGGTGTCGGCTTAACCACGAAACTGCGGCTGGCACAGGAAGAGATCGGCGTGGAAGTGATGGCCTTTCTGCTGGAGCATGGCACGTCCGTCTGCGGCGAAGCGGCGATCCGGCAACTAACGCACGTCGTCGTCACGCCGGCGCTGAAGCACTGGCACACCTTTTACACGCTGGCGCTGACCTACCGGGACCTCTACTACAACCAGTACAACGACCGGTACGAGGAGAAGTGGAAAGAGTACCAGCGTCTGGCGAGAACCTCGGCGTCCCTGTTGTTCGAGACCGGCGTGGGAATGGTCTACACGCCCGTGGAACGCGCCCAGACGCCGACCCTGAGTTGGGCCACAGGCACAACGGCGGCGAACACCTACTACGTGCGGATCTCCTGGGTCAGCAACGCAGGCGTGGAAGGCTCACCCAGCGACGTGGCAACCGTGGTGACCGAAGACAGCACGCAGCTAATGGTAACGCCGCCGGAGGCACCCTCGATCGCCGCCGGATGGAACGTGTATGCCGGAACGGCAATCGACAACATCATGAAGCAGAACGACACGACACTGACGCTGGGGAGCGCCTGGACAATGCCCGGGACGGGCCTGGTGACGGCTGCGCAGGCCGGTGACGGGCAGGGACCGGATGTGTACGTGACACTCACCCGGACGTTTCGGAGGGGCTAGGAGATGGCGCAGGTAGGAAGCGTGGGCGCGAAGAAACTGGCGGCGAGACTGGCGGACAGCGGCAGCGGGTTGCCGGCAACAGTGGCGGCGGTGGCGGAAGCGTCCGGCGCGAGCCTGCCGGCGGTCGGCCCGGCTCAGATCCTCTCACAGAACGTGGCAGCGGACCTGATCGAGCGGAGCAACACGGTCCGGTACCCGTCCGTACACGTCTACTGCGAGAAGCTGTCCAACTCAATGCGCGAGAAGTTCCGCACGTTTTCGGGCAAGGCACAGTTGACGATGGAGGTCCGAGCGTCACAGGACCGGCTGGAGGGGATCGAGCGGCAGGTTCAGTTGTACGTGGATGCGGTGACTCACGTTCTGGACGGCAGCCGCGGGGATTGGGGCGACGGTTTCTTCTATGGGGGAGGTTACGACGTGGCGTTCGGCCCGGTGAAGCGGGGCGGCAAGAGTTACCTTCAAGCGGCGAAGATCACCGTCGAGGTGGACGTTAGTATTCAGTAAAGCAAGAAAGGGTTCGGCTGAAGCGATGGCTTGCTACATATCATCCAACGAGAACCGGTTCTACGTGGCCGAAGAGCTGGATTTCGGAACGGTAGCCGCGGTGACCGCAGTTAACCGCTTTCCGGCAATCCGGCTTGCGGCGCGACAGGAAATCGAACGCGCCGACCGCCGTGACAAGACAGGCGGGCGTTTGTCGGAATCCCGAGCGGAGTGCGGAAGTACACGACGTTCGATCTCTCCACTTACATGACCAGTTGGACCACGGCCCCAAGCGAGCCCTCGCACGGGCCGCTGTTTCGTGCGGCGCTCGGCGGAACGCCCCTGGCCTTTGGCGGCGGCACGGTGGCGTCGGCACCGGATGCTTCGACGATCCAGTTCACGGCCGCTCACGGTCTGACGCCAGGCCAAGCGATCACGAGCAACGGCGAGATCCGTTTCGTGGCCGCAGTGAGCGACGAGCTAACGGTGATGCTGAACGCTCCGTTCACAGCGACGCCCTCGGCGGGGACAAGTATCGGAGCGACCATGTCCTATCCTCCGGCGACGGAGTTGACCAGCGTGAGCCTTTACGACAGTTGGAGTCCCACCGGAGCGGTCCAGCGGATTCTGGCCGGCGCGGCGATTGACCGGGCCCGGATCAAGGTGAACGGCGACTATCACACGTTCGAGTTCAGCGGTGCAGCGGCGGATCTGATCGATAGCTCCACCTTTGTCGAAGGTCTGGGCGGCCTGACCGAATTCCCGCCGGAGCCGGAGACCGAGAGCCTGGACTACTCGATCGTCCCGGGCCACCTCGGCCAGGCGTGGCTGGGAGTGGAGCCAACCCAGATCTACACGCTAACGAGCGCCGAGGTTGTGATCGACAACGACCTGGATCTGCGCAACCGGGAGTTCGGGTCCACAACGCCGAGGTGTATCGTCGCCGGCCAAAGGAAGGTCACGCTGAAGTTTGCGCTATTCAGCAACGACGACGAGTCGATGACTATGTTGTATCAGGCGGCACGCCAGCGCTCGCCGATCAGCGTGATGTTCCAGCTTGGAGAGCAGGAAGGACAGATGTTCGGTGTCTACATAAAGAGCATCGTGCCGGAGGTTCCCGATTTCGACGACAGCGAAGCCAGACTGATCTGGGAGTTCTCCGGTTGTCGCGCGCAGGGGACGGTGAACGATGAAATCTACGTCGCTTTCGGGTGAGCCACTTCGTTACGACAGCGTTTGCCAGTTCGCGTCCGAGAGCTTCCCGGGCGTCCGGTTCACCATTCAGAAGATGTCGTTCGGACGGCGGATCGAGCTGCTCCGCAAGGTCCGGGAGTTCACCAGGAAGATCGAGTTTCTGGACGCCGGGCACAACGTCGCGGAACGGGCGGAGGCGGCGCTCGCGGGACGAGAGGCGGACCGGCTGTATCTCGAGTGGGGCCTGGTGGAAATCGAAGGCCTGGAGATCGACGGGGAACCGGCGCAGCCCGACAGCGTCATCGAGCGCGGACCCGAAAGACTCTGCCAGGAGATTCTGCGCGCGATCCACGCCGAGTGCGGCCTGAACGCCGAAGAAAGAAAAAACTGATTATCGCCTTCCATTTCGGATCCACGAACCAGGCCGGGTGGAGGTGCGAGGACTGCAGGAAGAACGGCCTGGACATCAGACGACGCTGCGGCTGGCTAAAGGAGTCGCAGCGCGGGCCTTCCCGTCTTGTGTGGGCGAGGAAATCGGCGCACGTGGAGAGCTGCCCCAAGTCGCTGATCACCGCGGAGAGCGAGAGCCTAGTGGGGAGTTTCTGGGCCTGGAAGCTGCTTGGCGGATGCGATTTCACGGGACTCCCGGCTAAGACCGCAGACGCCTTTTGTGTTCTGGAGAACGAACTCAGAGCGGAAGTGAACGATGGCACAAAGTGAGTGGCAGGAGAGACTGGAAGCCCTGGTGGCCGGGTCCGCTGGAAGTCCAAGCGGAAGTACCGCGGACCTGATGAACCGGATACTGCGGACGAGCGCCGGCGGCGAGACAGCCGGAGACAGCTTCGCGGACGGGACGACGGGCGCCACGGTGGGGAGTTCGCTGGCAGCGGCGGCCGACGTCTTTCGCAACGAAGCGGTCAGCCTCGGAGAGAAACTGAGTGAACTGGCCCGTGCCAGCCAAGCGCAGACCGCAACCGTGGAGGAGAACACCGCCGCGGTGACCCAGAGTACGGCGTCGAAGGCCGGCGACGTGGTGAAATCGGCGGCCAGCGCGCTTCCGGGTTTGGGCTCTCTCTCGGCAGGGACAGCGTTTCTTCCTCTCATTTCGGGCATTGCAAAGCTATTCGGCGGCGAGGACACAAAACCCGAACCCGCCTTGGTTGCGTACACGCGGCCGGCGGCGGTCTCCGTGGAAGCC